TTTCAACCAGTTGGGTGAACTCAGGAAAGTCGCGGGGTGTCTGTCCTTGTCGCAACGGCGTGTCTAGTATGTCATCGCCAGCAGGGATCAAAGTCTTCCCTGCGTGATCGCCACTGTAAATGGGCTTGGAGCCAGTAGTCCAGAAGTGTGCGTGTCCTCGACTAAGTTGTGCGTCACGAATTGCATCAAGCACTACGGCAGCGGTTTCGGGGGTTGTTACAAATCCAATCATAGTGATAATCCTGTGCAGCCTTCCCAAAGGTTTTTAAGGGCAAGTGTGAAATCGCTGTTGAATCCAGAATCAGTTGAGGTGTGGAAAAACGCAGCACCCATTTCTCCGCCCCAGTATTCGTCAGCATTATCGTAGCCAAAATATGCATTTACAGCCATAAGGTAGTCATTTGCATAAGATGAAGGCTCGTCTGCAACTACCCCTGACGAATAGGCAATGTTATTGAATCCAGAAGATGTGCGGTCATCTAGGTAAATGTCTCCTCCACTTTCTATAGAAGCAAAAATACGTTGTGTGCCAGAAGATTGCGCCCCGCTTTGGGCAAATGAGCTACCGCTATATTCACCATAATAAAAGCGCATACGCCCTCCAACTCGCTGCTTGACTACGTTGCCATTATCAAATGAGTTAAAATCGTCATATCCGCCCATTGGAGTGCCAAGGGAACCAGATATATCCACTTGCAAAAACCCATAGCCCTGCGCCCCTAGAGACAAGCCTTTGCCAACACTGGTGCTGCCAGTGTCAAAGTATCCAGAATAGGAAGGGTTGCTAATATATCCTGCATTATGCCCAATGCTTCCGTTAAACGTCCCTTGTGTGCCACTTACGAGGCAGCGGGAGTTAGCAGATGCTTGCTGCCAGACGGGTAAATACACACGAGCCAGGCTAGAATACCATCCTCCGCTTTTGCCGGTAACATAGAACGTGTCAATGGCTTGCTTTTGGTCATCTGACAAGGCAACGCCGTCACCTTCAATGGCAGCAGCGTATGTGGCAGCGTCAGTGTCGCTAAAAGAAAAGCCAGATGCCAGACCGCCTACAAGAGATCTGGAAAGGCTACGCGACAACAAGCGCGATAGTGGGCGGCTGGATGCCATGAATCAGATAAGGTTGCCAGTGATGTCAAGGTCTGGCGATGTTGCACCAGAAAGCACAAAGTCAATTTGCTGAGTTCCAAGCGCAACGATTAGGCCGCCGGCTGCGGTAATGCTGCCGTCTGGAAATTCTGCGGCATTGCTGCCATCGTTCCATTTGATGGACAATGTGCCGCCGCCAAAGTCGCCGCCAGCGTGAATTGCATACTCGCCAGGCTCCAGCTCGACGCTGGTCGTGCCGTTTGCTGTGATGTTAATTGAAAGATTGATGTCTTTGGGCATGATGATTGGGGTGATTAATTAAGATGCTGCGATGACGACCTCGACGATGCTCGGGTCATTGGTTTCTGGGGTAATGGTGATGTCCTCAAGATTGAGATCCCCGCTGGCGTCGGATATTTGCAGAATGCCCTGAGCCGGCAGCGGGTAATCAACAACGATTGAACCCATCGTGACAAATACTGCGTCGCCACCTGCTGGGGTGCTGTTCTTGATGTAGATTCCATACAGGTCAGTGGCTCCCCCAGTGGCGATTCCTTCAAAGTCGTTGCCGTCAAGGGCTGGAACGTATACGCCAGATGATGCGACGCCGGCTATGGTGTCAACTGAAGTGGCGGCAGTAGTGATACCGGTGCATGTGTCGTTGTCTAGGCTGACGTTGAGGGTCGCGTCGTTGGCTGGGTATGCGCCAACGGACTCTCCTTGTATTGTGTGGCTGAGTGTGGGCTTGCTGCTTAATTTGATTACCGGCAAAGCTCCAGCATCAACGACATCAAAGTATTGCGACAAGGTGGCATCAGCGGCAAGTGCTGTGCGAACCTTTGCAGCCCAAGCAGCTGGCAGGTCGCCTGATTCAACGGCAACTGAGAAAGTAAGCGGGGATCCTGGAACATTGGCCGCGGTGACGACAACCTCAGCATTGCCTGAGCCTGTAATCGTGCCGGCTGCTGTGGCTGTCTCGACTTGAATAGTCCCAGCAGACCATGCAGTCGTCCCTGTGCTGTCCAGATCGGAAACGTCAACCACAAGGTCTGAGCTAGATCCCTGCATCATCGCGTCAAATGTGACGATCTTGGTCGCGCTGGAGAGTGCGGTCGATGCGTTGCCCTTGCCCAGCCTGACACTGTTGCTCACATTGGAGCCTCGCGGTGATGCGGTAGCCTCAAGGCCAGAGAATGCTTGGGGATTGCTCAAGTCCATGTCCTTGATCGGGTGTCAAAATTTGACGGGTTATGGGGCTGCGGCAACTGTGGTTACGGACAGGTGAGGGTTGTGGGTCAGCAATTGTTTGGTGACAGTGGCTATGCCCGCGCTGCTTACATTGACTTCGCATATTGGAAACACCATATTGCCAGATGTGTCAGCACCTCCATCCTGACTAAATGAAAAGACCACGTCAATGCTGCTTGGGACAGTAAGCACTGCGGAATCTCCAGCTTTTGTGCTGCCAGCAACCAAATCGGTGGTGGTAATGTCGATAAGTATGTATCCGTCGCCATCGCCGCCAGCACATTCAATGCTGGTCTCCGAAAAACTCAACGGCGCCCAATAAATCGGGAAAAAGCTGCTGCTGTTTAATTCAAATACCTCCCCATCTGCAATTGTGATGAACGCATTGCCATTATCTGTCGCCTTCCACGGGTGAGACGCCTCTCCCTCAGAGTCTTGGATGGATATCACGGGGTCATGCTTTAAATGCTGCTCGGTGATTGTTACCACGTCGTCGGTCTTTTCTACTGTGGCAAGCAAAAGGTAAACGTCGGTCGTTGTGTCAATATCCGCTGGCAGGTCTGTCTCGTTCTCGACTGTGACAGTTCCAGTAAGTTGCCGGTTGGATGTGCCGCCCGCTACTTGAGCAGATGCAATGGGCAGCTTGGCATAGATGTAGGACGTGCCGTCATTGTCCACCTGTAGCTCTTCCTCGCCATCAAAACGTATGGGAGTGGCAAGAGCGGCTCCCTCGGTTGATTCTCCAATAGTCCAATGATGTGCGCGTCCTTTGAAGACTGTCACAGTGTCGTCGCCGTTGCTGATTACTTTCCACGGGTGGCCTAAAGTAGCGGAAGGCTCTTTGGGAATTATTACCTTTCGCTCGTAGAGTGATTTGATTGCATCTCTAGTCTCATTGGCAAAACGGAAAATGCCTCCAATGCTTCTCAGCGGATCAGGTATTTTGACCGGTGTTGATGTGTATCGTCCCAACTTCATTTTCAGTCTTCGGTCAAATCATACAACCGGCGATTCCAGCCACCTTTTTCGGATAAACTCCACTCAATAGTTGTTTGGTATAACTCGCCCCGCTGGTCTTGAGTTGCCGATGTCATTAGCCATTCGTATTCCCCGATTCTCTCGCCAACCACGGGTGGATTGCCTCTAATAAGTCCTTGTAATTCTACCTGCCCTAGCTTTTTAATTTCCTGACCTGTCATGGGGATGTTGCTTTGGGTGGTCTCAGTCCAAGTCAGCGTTGGTGACAAATAGGTGGTTATTCCTCGGTGAATTATTGTCGCCCAACCATGCGCCAGACCATCTTCCTCCCATTCGACGTCTTCCTCTTCGTCAGAAAATAAAGGTGCGGCTTTAAGTTCTACAAAATATCTTCCTCCCTCATCCTCAAGCCAATTGCCAGCCGCGAGCAGATCCCACCTTAGCTCTGCTTCACCATTTAAAACCTTTTCCAATGCCCAACTTGAATTGATATTGCTGCCGTCCTCAGAATCCATTTCTCGCCACTTTGGGTGTTCCGTTATCGGCATATCCCTTAGACGTCCATCTAGTCGATAGGTGGGCAGTGCCTCCAGCGACAATTCGTCTCCGTTCTCGCCCCCAAACGCAGTGCCAGACACTCCAGTGTAGTTGACTGCGACCAACACAGTCCCACTATCCTCGTAAGACGCAGACTTGCTTTCAATGGCGAGAAATGAATAGACAGAATCAACACTAGGATCCGCTACCTGGATTGATTCGCCACGCTTGAATCTGATCTGAGTTGCCTCCGATTCCCATGTCTCTGCCAGCATGTAGTAGCTGCGAGATGCAGTCCATCCACCATTCTGGTTTTGGGTTGGCGCGAATCCCATTTGCGGGATAATGTCGCCCGCGTTTAAATTTCTTCTAGTTGGCATAATACTTAAAATGATGTCATATTGCCGACGACTCTCTCCATTAGTTGTCGAACACGTTTCATGTCCTCAGAGAGAGCAACGGGTGACTCTGAAGGCCCAGCACCAGATCCAAGGAATGGGTTGAATCCACCAAGGCCAAGGTCTTGGGATGCTTTTCTTGCTCTCGATTCTGCGATCTCTCTATTGAGACCCATCAATTGTTCTTTGAGCGTGATTGCAAAATCAACAGCTTTTTGCTGTTCTTCAATATGCAACCCGCGCGTTATTCTTTCGGTCGTGCCTTTTGGCAACACTCCTCCCGTTTTAAGACCCCCTTGCTCTAAATATGAAGAGATCGCGGTTACTATGCCTCCCTTGGTCTTGTCCATGCCAAGCTCAATTCCTCGCTGAACCAGGACTCCTATCACTTGCCCTATTTTTAAAAATAGAGTTGGGTCTCCATTCACGGCATCACTAATTGCCAACCCTATAGACTCACCGGCAATTTTCATTTTTTCCTTAAATTGAGGAATGAAGTCTGTGCCAGCATCGAGGGCATCTTTTAGTCCCTCGTTGAATCCCGTGCCGAATGCAACCTTAATCTGGCTCATGGCATCTGCCATCATGGATTTCTTGCCGTCAACAGTTTCAGCCAGCTTGTCCATCATGCCGTCAACGTCTCGGACGTTGTCTGCCAAAAATGCCATTGTCTGCGCGTTGGTGTGAGTGCCAACAATGCCAGCCTTGACCGCCTCGTTGTATTCCATGAAATTCTGACGACCGGTCTTAGTCAGCATGCCCAGCTCCTGCAACCTGTTTACCATTTCAAGGTCTACGTTTTGACCTGCCGCAAATTGATTATACATGCGGCCAACAGTCACTGCCATTTCGTCGTATTGAACACCAGTTGCGGCAGCAAGGTCTCCAACGAACTTGAGTCCTTGTCCTGTTGCAAGTGCGGCTCCCCCCAAGCCTTCTAGAACTTTTGATGCCTTTGCAACCTCAGAAATCTCAAACGGAGTAGATCCAGCAAACTCCTCGATCTCCCTCATTCTTTCTGCTGCTTTTTCAGCAGATCCCAGCATGACCTCAAACTGGACTCCAAGTTGCTCAAATGTCGCAGCTTCTTGTGATGCGCTCTTGATGAAGTCCACAGCACCACGGGCTGCAATCTTCATGGCATCAAATGCCTTGTTGACCGCCAGGATCGCTCCAGTCGCGCCAGCAATGCCAAGGATGGACGATTTGACGCCGCCAACCTGCCTAGTCACGCCACGCATTGTGCGCTCAAACTGAGACGCGTCTGCGCCGATTTTGACTTTAAGACCCGCCATGCCTATTCATCGGTGTCAATTGTTGAATATTGCGTCCAGACGCTCACTGAGGCTCGGTGCTGACTCGTCGCGTGTCGGGTTGCCTTTCCAGACTTTGACGCCTTTTCGGTAGAGTATCGCATGGATCAACTGGGCTGCAACGTCTGAGGGTAAGTCAATGATCTGGTCGGGTGTCCATCCGTATTCAGATGCCAACGAGTCAACCATCGTGGCAACCTCATCGGCTGGATCCCCGTCTACTTTCCCGGCGTGTTCTCGGTCTCGATTGATGCTGCGGCCTCGCGCTCGGTGACGCGGGTCGTGTAAGCGTCTGCGGCCTCGACAAGGGCATCAGGAGCCGTCAGGAACTCGTTGATGATGTCTTGTGCCGTTGCGTCGTATACGCCCTTAGAAGCCAAGCTATAGGCTCCATACAGGTTCACGTCTGTCGGCTCGGCCTTGGCTACATTCAAGATGTGCATGATTAGTTTGCGGGTGCGGGCATTCCACACGGCAAGTCCTTCTGGCGGGCTATCAATAAAAGCGGTATCTGGTTCGGTGTTCATCTCTGGTGCAATAGTTTGTCTAGGGTGTCGATTTCGTGGGGTTTCATGTCCTTGCCAATGTAGGCCGTCTTGCCTCGATGTTGGATGCGGGCAGTCGTGGCTTGCTTGCTCAAGGTGATCATGCGCTCATGGCCAAGGATTGCCCCTTTAGCGTAGGCAATGGCAGAGTCGGGCAAATACGTATAGAGGTCGTCTCTGGAATACAGGACGGCGTCTGTGGCGGCAGCTTCTGGGAAGCACCAAGTAGTCACAACCTGGTTCTGTTGCCAGCCCAGCAATGGATGCCCCAATGCAATCAGGACAGCGGCCATGCGAGTATTGGTCACGCGGGTTGCTGGCCCGTCGTGCTGCTGGCATCGTCCAGTCTTGAGCATCTGTTTCAACCTGGCATGCTCATCAAATGCCCGCTTGCAGACTGCCAGTGGATGGTCTGGATTGTTTGCCAGCCATGCCGCGTCCTTGTATCGCTTGATGATCTGCTTGGGACTGTTGCCGGCTCCGTCGGTCTGGTCAAAGTGGAAGATGATGCGCGTCCCATTGCCCTTGATGCCGTCACCTTTTTGGCAGTCGTATGGGCGGTCAGGATGGAGGGGAACGTCGAAGGCGTAGACAGTGGCTGCGATTTGCAGGTTGTCTACGTCTGCCCCCATGTCCGCGATGTTGGTGGTTCCAAAACGGGGAACCACACTTGGCTTGCTCAATTTGTTCATTTCATTTCAGCCGCTTGGCGGCAGTGTATTAGCTGATGCCGGCGTAGCTTGAGAAGCTGACCTCGATGCGCTTGTAGTCCTCGTTGGACTTGGTGATGCTGATGCTCTCAACAATGGCAGCGGATCCAACGGAACCGATCAGGAAGTCGTCTGGTGCATCGTCAAGGGAGACGGCTGCGGCAAGCGTGGTGCTAAATGGGCTGGTGGTAGGAAGGAAGCCGGAAAGAGTGCCTTCGATGCCCTCGCCGTAGTAGGTGGCAGCAGTAGGATCGCCGTCTGCGTCCATGATGCGCTTCACCTGCTGAGTGCTGTTGGCAGTGTTGCCATCGGAAATGATGCCCGTCTGCGAGGTAAGACCAAAGGGCGCGTCTGTGCCAAATTGAGTAGCCATGCCTAATTGGGGCTGTCAAATACGCGAAACGAGACAGTTGGCCTCAAAGTTGACCTCTAAGACTGATTCGTCCCATTCCTGGTCGCTGCCATTGTAGACCCAGTGATCCATATGCACGTCTGACTGCACGGCATTCTTGACTGATGTGGGATCGCAAAGCAGGACTTCAATGGTGTCGATCCATGTGTCCACGTCGAAGTCGTCCTCGTCGCCGGCATGGGTTCGCAGCTTGATTATCAGCTCACAGTTCTGGACGTGCGACAATGCCACAGAATGAGACTCGGCCCCAGAGACTTCCACAGCCAAAGTCGGCAGGTCAATGTCCTCGCGTTGCTTTGAGTCTGCGACAGTGATTGACGCGCTCGGTGAGTTTGCGTCCAAGTAGGATACAAGAGAGTCTTTTAGTCTTTGAGTGGTTGTCATGATTGAATCTTATGTCGTTTTGCCCATTCTCTAGCTGCGCGTTTGTTAAACTTGGCCACGGCGCGGGCATTCTCTCGAGCCGCTTTCTTTTGAATGCGCTCAACATGCCGCAGCCGCTTGCGTGTCTGCTGGTCTAAGTATTTAAGCGCGTTCCTGCGCCCCTCATTGAGCGCGGATGCAATACTGGCATTGCTAATTAGCCGTCGCATATACGGGACGCGGCTTGCGATAGTGGTCTGGGGTTTGAAACGGGTGCGGTTGATCTGTGAGTAGCCAGAGCCGTTTCTGGCGTGACGTCTGACTACGTTTGGCACGTTTGGAATCTCCCCAATACCGGCTTCGTCTCCAGCTTCGATCCAGGATCCTTTTGCGTAGCCAATCTTCAAAACCTTGTTTTTTGCCACCTGCTGGAACTCGGCCTCGCTAAATGGGGCGCGTCGGTATTGGCCTTTAGTCTGTATGTCCCTAGGGATGCGTCCTCGACTGTTCCTGCGTTTCTGGTGGGCTTGACCTGGTGCTGATGAGTCGCCTTCTCGGATTGCGTTGTGCAGGGATTTGTAAACCTGCGCCTTCACTGATCCTGCGAACTTGTCTAGTTTCTTGAATCCAAATGGCTGCACCTTGTGTGCAAGACGATGAGCGGTTTTGTGCGCCACAATAGCCACGAACTCGCTGGATGTTGCGCCAATGACGTTGCCCGCAGCCTTGAGCATCTCCTTGACCGCCCGCTCAGATTGCGGATCAACCTTGGACACAATTTTCATTGGCTGTCTGATACGTCGGAAAGTGTAAAGGTCACGGCAACAGTGCCATGTCTGACCTGACTGATACGAAATGCGTCGCCGTCTACTGTGCAGCGTTTGCCCAATAGAGACTTGGGGCTGGACACGTCAGCAGCCTGTGCGGTGGCTTGGGCTTGGATGTCAGGCTCAAGACCGCCGAATGCGCCCTCCTGTGCCTTCTGTGCGCCGTCCCAGACTACGTTGAAGGTCTGACCAGCCACAACCATTGAGGCTGTCCCCATAGTGGCGTCTGATGCGTCCTGTAGCCCGTTTATAAATGCATCCACGTTCATGCCATGACGGGCGTGTCAACCTATGCAAAGAAAATGCCCCAACCGGCGAAAACCAAGCCGGAAGGGGCGGAACTCCACCAATGAGAAACGTGGAGGTTAACTTTTCTTTGATGCCTTCTTTGCAGCCTTTTTCACCACGGGGGCGGGGGCTTTTTCGATGGCACGTTTGCGCTTGGCGTAACCTGGACGGATGAAAGCGTAGACCTCATCAGAACTGGACTTGTAAGCGTCAAGGATTTCGTCTGCGTCAAGACTGACAATATCCACGATGGGTTTGCCGTCTTTGACCTTAACTAGAAAACTTGGTTTGATCATGTCTTGTAAAGGGTAAGGGGCTGGGTTTTACCCCAGCCCCGTGAAGGTGCTTGACCGATTAGGCGGTCACGATGCGGTGGCCCATGCCAGTGCCTTTGGCCACGCCGTAAAGGAGGCCAACGGAATACTTGAGTTCACCGAGAGTTGGGTCATACCAGCGACGGAATTGAACAGGAATGTTCAAGCCGGGAACAACGATGTTCTCGATCTCAACGCCAGCTTGAGCAGCAAGCTCAGTGTCCACGGAACGACCAGCCATAAGCAGGGCGGACTTGTGGAAGGCGAAGGCAGCGAGGTTCTCGCCGTTGGCGTCGCAGAGGTCGGACTCGTAAACGTCGAAACCAGAAACGCGGGGAACGATGCCCTCGGACTTCTCGGCAGTCATGCCTGGGATTTCTGCGCTGTTGAGGGTCTTAACCAGTGCGCCGTAGTGCGAAGGATCAGCCCAGATGGTGCGGCCAGCTTTAGGAGCCTTGAGCGTGTCGGTCAGGCTGACAGCAAGGTCAACGCAATCGTCGCGGTCGAAGTTGGCAGCGGTGATGGTTGAGTTGGTGCTGAAGTTGCTGTTCACAACCAAGTTCCAGAGGTCACCGAAAACCTTGTCACCAAGTGCTTGAACAGCGGGTGAGATGAAGGTGTCGTTGAGGTGGATGCTGGACTTGCTGCGCTCGTCGTCCTTGAAGCCGTAAACGAAACCTTGGAAGCTGTCGAGAGTGACAGTAGCGGCGGTCAGTTCGGTGTTCTGGCTGGCGTAGCCGGCAGAACTAAGATCAACTGCGCTGGGCTTGGTAGCGTAGCGAGTAGTTACGGAAGCACCGGCTTGAGCAACGTCGTCCGAAAAATCGGTGACGATACCAGCAAGCGGGGCGAAACAGGATTGAAGGTGCGGGAGAGTCTCCTCAGCGATTTGAGCGAGATTAGCACCTGCGATGGTGTTGGTAGCCATGTTGGTAGTGTATTGTAGGTTAGATTAGGACTTGATCGAAAGCACGTCCTTGTGTGCTTGGAAAAATTCGGAACGCTCAACCCCAGGCTCCATTGCGATGAACTTGGCAAGGATGGCGTCGTCAGAAAGGGCTTCGTCGGCAACCTCGTCGTTGATGTCAACGGGTTCTGGTTGGCCAACCTCGGCAAGGATCTCAGCGGCTTTGGCTTCCACCTTTTCGGCAGTTTCCTCGGCAGCTTCTTCTAGCTCCTCGACCTTCTCAGCAACCTCCTCGGCCTTAGCTTCGGCATGTTCGGTAAGTGCTTCGATTTGGCCTTCAAGCTCGGAAACCTTGGCTTCCAGTTTCTCGTTGGCTTCCTCGGCAACAACCTTGGCGGCAGTAGCGTCGTCGATTGCGGTGGCAGCTTCTTGCAGAGCAGACTCGGCTGCGTCTAGCTTGGCTTCAAATTCAGTCACTTGACCTTCGTGGGCCTGTGCTGCGTTTTCGAGTGCTTCGATGCGATCTTTCGCCTCGGACTCGCTGGGCTGAGTTAGTCGGTCAAGTATATTCATTGATTTGTATTTCTTTTTAGTGTCAAATTTCTCATCAGCAAATCCGTAGTTGATCGCCTCGTCAGCATTCATCCACGTTTCGCGTTTCATCATCTCGCGGACTGATTCGTGGCCTTGGCCGGTGCGGTCTGCGTAGATGCTGGCAATCTCATCTGAGATCGACTCAAGTAGTTCTGCTTTTTGGCGCATGGTCTGAGCGTCGCCCTCGGCATAGCTGGACGCCTCATGGATCATCATACGGCCTCCCTTTTTCATGCGGATTTTATCAGCCGCCATTGCGATGACTGATGCCATTGACGCTGCCAAGGTAATGTTGGCGGTCACGTAGACGCCACGCTCACGCAGTTCCAGCAGTTCGTTGTAGAGAGTGTATCCGTCCAGAACGGAACCGCCAGGGCTGTGGATCTCGATGTCCAGAGTATCGGCGGCATTCTCGATGCAGTTCGTGATCTCGCCAGAGACTGCGCCATTCTCAAATGCTGACGCGCCATAGACTTTGCCGATCTCCTCTTTGATTCGATCCATGCTGTCCTTGTGGACAACCTCGTCCAGCGATACGCGGGCGGCTTTGTTTTCAATCTTGATAAATTCCATTATTCTTCCTCCTGTGGTGGTTGCGGTGTCGGGGTGATAGCGTCTTTAATTTTTTGCATGAGAGTGATTGGGCGTCGATATCCCTCATCCTCTTTCCATGCTTCCTTGACTGCGGCTGGCATAGTCGGCAGACCCGCTTGCTCACGGAACTGCACCTCGTCCTCAGTTGCTGGAGTAATTGCACCAGCTCGGACTGCAACGCCATATGCGTCGAATTTTGCCTTTAATGTCTCGAATCCTTCTCGTTCTTGCATAGACTCGCTAGGTTCTGCTTCGCCATCAATGCCCTGCTGTGCGGGTTGCTCGTTGGCTGTCAGCATAGACATTTTGCGGCGATCAATTCCCACGCCATACTTGGACTCGGCTGCTTGTGCTGCCAGTTCTTGCAATGCGACCTCCTCGGCACGGACTAAGTAGTGTTCCTCAAGTGTGCCGCCACGCATCTCGACGATCTCGCGCAGGTTTACGGCCCCCATGCGGTGCATGGCTTCCAGTTCCTTGAGAACGCGTCCGTCGTCGATTGTCAGCTTGGGCGGGGTGCTGAATGTCCACTTATACCATTCCTTGCCTTGTGGCAGGTCACCACGTTTCTGGCCTTTGGCGATGGCGTAACCGACTAGACGCTTGATGCCATACATGAGGATGTCCTGACGATCCTCAATAGACTTCTGAGCCATTGCGATCTCGGTGCGCTGGGCAGTGCCGCCACCGGCTCCGTGTCCAGAGTAGAACGCATACGGCCAAGACAGGCCAGCATATGCGCTACGCAGTAGGCGGTCGTGGAAGTCCAAGAATGGAGTGCCTGGTCGCGTGTTCTGTAACGTCTCAATCTTGCTGCCAGATCCGGCTCGGAAATAGCGGACAGTGCCGCCGTCCAGAGATTGGACAGACACGCCCTTGTCTGTATTGTTGACCTCGGACAAGGTAGTATATGGATCATCAGGATCAGGCCCGCCATGCTCGTTGGTCTCAATCATCGAAATGGCAGACATCTGCATCATGGCAAGACGCTCCCACTCGGTGGATTGGATCATGTCACGGCAATCGTTGATGCAGTGGGTCAGTGCCGGCAGTCCGCGTCCTTGCTGCTGCCATTCTGGGTCATACAGGTGGATGACGTTCTCAGCCTTGAGCCACTTGGACAACTTGCCGTCACGATCCAGAAATGCGTATTCCTTTGGTGCGCCAGATCGGTGGTAGATGATGCCGTCGCGTAGTTCGCCGCCTCTCATCTTGGATCCTTCCTTGAGTCCTTGTGGGGATCCTATGCGGTGCGATGGAATGCCTTGATAGCGCGGAAATCCGTCTTTGGTCTGGGTCAGCAGAATAAATACTTCCCCGTCAACGTCCATGCTGGTTGACCATGTGAAAAGGTTGTTCTTGAGATCGTGCATGCCTCCGCGCACGTCGCCAATAGGATAGAATTTGTTGAGCAGCCAATCGGTGGCCAATGCGCCAAATTCTTTGTCCTCGCCGGCAAACTTGGGAACGAAAGCGCGGCCGACGCTATACATTGAGCGGTCATTGATTGCCTTCTTGATCGGGCCAAAGTTTAGGAAGATGCGGCGGGCATGTGAGACCAAGGTCTGGCGATCCGTTACAGGGATCAGATCCTCGATGTCTTTCTTCTCTATGGGTTCCCATGGCCGGTAGTGGTCATGCTGTGCAGCGCGGGCTGCTTTCCAAGCCACTTTGCGCCCATATTGGTCGAGAATTGCCATGCCATTGATAAGGTGTCAAAACCTCCCCATTGATCTGGTCTGGCTTGGCACAACGCCAGCATCCAGCCATTCAACTGCGCGGGTCAGTGCTGCAAGCTCCTCGGACTTACTCAGCGACATGTTGCCGCCCGTCTGGACTGTAAAGCTGACTCCGTTCTTGCTGCTCGATTGCAGCTTGTCCAAGCCGCCGTCAGTCAGTGATGCGGTCAGGAACTCAGTCTTACGCGCCCGCAGAGCGTCGGCAAAGTTTGAGTCGGAAAGGGCAGCTCTCGCCCAATCCCTAGAAAGTTGCAACCAGTTCGCAGCCATTAATGGCTTGCGGGTGTCAAAACCTGCTCTGTATAATTTTAGAACAGCATGGATCAGCGGACGCTATGCGCCGCTGTCCGAGTGGTTCTCTCTTAAGATTTCCCATGCCGCCGAAACCACTGACGGAACTTGTCCGTTTCCAATGGCCTCGAATCGGTCCATCCGACCGGAAGACCCATCAGCCAATCCATCCAATCCTGGTTTATGCGTGTTTGAGCTACCGCACCACTCACAAACTCCTGAATCTGGGGAGTGAGTCCATTCATCGCAGTCCTTGCAATGGATTTCATCGGTGGGGCACCCGCAATCTGTGAGATGGCACTGATGTTGAATGCACCAATGATCTCCGCAATCTCCGCAACGTCCCGTGTCGGCTCCGAGAATCCTTGTTGGTTCTCCCAAGAAATCCGGTTCCAGAGGACCAGCAGGCCAAACGTATTCTTTACTTGGGTCGTCAGATTGATCTGACTTCCTTTCTTCCCTTCGGGGCGTTGTTGGTAGGCTTGCCGCCCTTCCTGGTTGATTGGAGTTAGCCACGATCCAGAGTCGCTTTCTTTTGTGTGGGGCTCCGACATCATCAGCTCCCAAACAAGTCCATCTTGCATCATACCCGAGGGCGGCAAGGTCTCGGCAGATTTCAGGGAAGTAGGCAGTCCCTGCGAGACCTGGAACATTTTCAAGGAGCAAGTGTTTTGGCCTGACGATTTCGATTGTGTCTCTAGTTGCTGGCCATTGGTTCCTCGGGTCTTCTGGCCCAAGTCTCTTTCCGCTTGTGGTGAACGGTTGGCACGGGAAGCCCGCTGTGATGACATCAGCCATTCCCTTGTAGTTTTCAGCGAATCCGAGAGAAACAAATTTTCGGATATCTCCACAATAGATTGGTGCATCATCGAGAAACCCGTCCTTGACTCGTTGTTGCAAGACTCCGCAACAATACTTGTCCCATTCGACATATCCGATTGCACTCCATCCGAGCAATTGTGTCCCAAGGACTCCGCCGCCTGTGCCTGTGAAAAGCGAGAGTTCATTCATTCCAGTGATTTGCCGCTTGTTTTGCTTCGGCGTAGGTTTCCCAAAAATTCCCAATCCATTCCTCATATGGTCCTCTGTCGTCCTCGCCGCAGCGGATTGCAGTCCATCCCCGTCCCATTCCGGCGGGATCTGGCACAACTTCCGGGAGAGAACAAGGCAGCGCAGGACAACCCGCCTCGGCGTCGAGTTGTTCCACGTTTTCCGGCTTCGATAGGGCTTTATTCATCATTCAACAGTGTTTGGTGCAGCGTCGGCGGGTGCCTGGCTTTGATCGTTGAAATTAAATGAAATTGCCTGATTTATTGCAAGTCTTTTTTTTCAAAAATCAAATCCTGGTATGATACGCAGCATCAAGGCCGCGACGATCTGCATGGCTGAAACGTCCCACGCGTGGTTGTCTCTGCGGACTTTTACCCATCGGTAATCAACCTGCTTGGTCTTGGCATTCGTTACCTCGCGCTTGGCCTCGGAGTCGATCTGCTTAAGCCATTCCTTGCTTGCATCGTCGGGGATCTCCCACTCTGCTGCTTGGCCAATTCGGTGGGCGTGTAGAATGTCTTTAATGCGGTCAGATGCCCAGTGAGCGTATCTAGCCCGCGCCCCTTTGGACGTTTGGGCGGTCTGGAACCTAGTGAATGGTCGTTGCACCACGTCGCCGTTCCTTTGCTTATACGGGAACGACTCGCGGCCTGAGCCGTGCAGGGCAGTCCAATCCTGAGAAGCACATGCGGAATATACTCGGTCAGTATCGTATTGGGCGTCCAAGAATACCATCTTTGGCTGAACTCCGTATTGCCTCTGCTTGGCCAAAATGTCGTCAAATGTCTCTAGTCGTCCATACCATAGCCGGCGTGAACTGCCGTCACCACGCCATGCCTCGACGCCAGCCCAGAAGTGGTCACGCTGAACGTCAACTGTCATGAACCTGTGCGCCTCGTCGTCGATCTTCTCGCCATTCTCAAATTCCTTGATCAGATAGCCTGAGCCGATCAATGCCTCTCGGTTGTCAGTCAAGTCCTCTTCCCATGCCTCGGCCAGACGCTTCTGGATGAACTGACGCAGCGGGTCAAGGTTGCCGACTCGTTGCGCCCGCTTGGATTCCAGCCAAAGCAGGACGACCTCCCATAGCGGTTTCCTCCAGTTGCACAGGACGTTGTAGTGGAAGCCGACATGACCTGGTAGGTTGCCGTCATGGGTGGGAACGTATTGCGCCCCCTCTGCCAGCAATCGCCTTGGCTGCGGCTTGTCCTCGCATATCCAATCGCATTCGTCGTTGCAGCATTTGATGTGCGCGGTCTTAGCTCGGTCTAGGTCTGGCAGAGATTCGTCGTCTGAATATCCAATGTTGCACCATTGCCAGGGCTGGATCTCTCCGCATTCTGGGCAGGTGAACATGAACTCGCGCTTGTCGGTCTGCTCCCATGCTTTGTCTAGGTCATCGCCTTTGACGCCGGCTTGGGACAGCAGAAAGAATTGCCTGTTCCAGCGGTCATGCAGACGACCACGGGCCTCGTTGACCATGCCGGCTCTGTATTGCCATGCCTCGTCACAGAACACTCGACGCATTGACTTGGACTGCAATCCGCTCATGTTCGCGCCCGTCATAAACAAGGCCATGTGCGGAAATAGGATCTGCATCTTTCGAGCCTTGTGCCTGTCCTTGGGCATCAGCTTGGAAGTCTCTGGCGTGTTCTGGATTGCGTAGTGCATCCGCGTCTCTGCCCAATCGCGCAGGTCATCGTCTGTCTGTCCAACTAGCAAAGTCGGGCCAGGATCCTGTGCAATGATGTATTCCATTGACGCCTCCATGAATGTAGTCTTGCCCGTGCCAATCGGTGCAAGGTAGACGCATTCCTTGACTTCTGGGTCTCCGACGGCATCCAGCGGGGCAATCTGCCAAGGCGCGTTCAAGGATTGATACTTGGGCGTCAATCCGTCCTGCAGCGCGACACGTCCGTCTGCCCACTCGCTCGGTGTCAGTCTCTCAGCCGGTTGCGCGGCCTCAATCGCCGCCATGCCTACGCCCTCACTCATCGCGTCCTATTTCGTCGATCTTCTTGTATTCCTCCTTCATCGCCCGCAGCACCTCGTCGGCCTTTTCGCCAATCAATTTCTGCATGGTCTCTGGGCTGGCCCCGTGAATCATCGGTGGCAGGTCTGCTTCCAATCGCTTGACCGCCGCCTTAAATACGGATCCCACGCGAGTCATCTCCTCCTCGACTGAGTTGCGGCTAATTAGCTCACCTTGAGCCTGTGCCAGCTTCGTGGACGATAGCAGTCCTCGGATCTTGATCTCGATGGTCTGTGCCGTGTGCTTATCTGGCGCGTTAATCATGTCCAGTTTCAACTGGTCAATGTCAATGTTGTCTACGTCAACGACCAGATCGGCTTCGTGACTCGGTGGACGGAATCCTGGCTTTAGGTTTTCGGGCAGCTTTCTGGCAGTCCGTAGATGCCGCATGACGTCATCGTCAGAGAACACGTCAACGCCGCATCTTTGCCAGCTTCGCAATGTGACCACGCTCGTGCCAATCTCGGCAGCTCTAGCGTTTAACGTCGGGGGCTTGTCCATATCTTGTGCCATCTACAGGGAAAGGTTGCCAAAAATGTGCCACATAAAGAAATGTCGAGATGAGGCGCAAC